ATTGGAGTGATAGTTATGCTGATTCATTCCCTGGTATTACAGGAATATATATTGATGGTGTTGAAATACTTGGTCTTGGAAGTCCATTTCATTGGGATTCAGTACCTGAGCATGGATCAGGTGAATATAATCGTGGGCCAAGAATGGCTTGGACAATCGTTAGTTTAATTAACGCAAGTACAGCTACATCTGGTTTTAGTGCTAGGTATCAATATATTAAGCAAGATGGTACTGATGCTGCAAGATTTTGGATTGATTCAGATCCTAATCTTGGCGAGTCAATGAACGGAAAGAAAGTTATTTTTGAATTTGATTCAAATCAAAATCTTGGATTTTTTGCAACAGAAGTTACAGATAGTCCTTATACTACAACAAGATTTATTGGAACAGTAGGTACATTAAATGGTGGAGTAGAAAATACTATTTCATCTGTAAAAGTAGATGGTCTTGAAGTACTTGGTACGCCATTGCATTGGGTTAATTCAAATACAGATACATCATTAGCATTATGTGCAGCTATCAATGCCTATACTTCTGCAACTGAATTTACGGCTTCATTATCACAAGGTAATGTTGTTTTAACTTCATTATCAGGAACAGGTAAAAGCCCAAATGGTAAAGCTATAACAGTTGAAACAACAGGAAATGTTGTTGTTGGGTCTTTGCGTAAATTTGATGGTGGTGTTGATGGCGTACCGGCTAACAGTAAAAAGTATACAATTACTTTAGGTGGTACTTTTGCTGCAGGTAAGACTGCAACTATAACTGTAACACCAAAACTAGACCCTAATAATCCTATTTACTTTGGTGCTACTCGCGTAGGTATTTCAAATCCATTAGCAGCATTAACTTTCAAGTCAAAGGAACATATTGTAAGCGGATCTACACTTTTCTTTTCCGGTGTTAATGATCCAACTAAATGGGGTTTTACAGGTGTAGGCGCTGGATTTATTAACCTATCAAATAATGATGGCGGTAATGAAAATCTTACCGGCCTTGCTTTGTATCAAGGTAAGTTAGCAGCTTTTGCTCGTCGTACTGTTCAGATATGGACTATTGATCCAGATCCAGCCAACAACGTACAAGGACAGGTTTTATCTAATACCGGTGCTATTGGTGCTAAGAGCATTATATCAATCGGTGAGATTGATGTATTCTATTTGTCAGACTCTGGCGTACGATCATTACGCGCGCGTGACGCATCTAATGCTGCTATTGTAAATGACGTAGGTACGCCTGTAGATAATCTTGTATTGAAAGATTTAGAATCACTTACAGACGCAGAAAAAGTTAAATGCCCATGTGTTATTCAACCAATCGACGGCCGTTATTGGTTAGCCATTGGTTCAAAGATTTACGTTTATTCTTATTTCCCAGGAAGCCAAGTAGCAGCTTGGTCTACCTATGAACCAGGCTTTGAACCTGAACATTTTACAACTAAAGATGGTAGAGTATATGTCAGACCAAAACGCGGTACTGATGGTGTTGACCCAAACGAAGAATATATTTATATGTATGGTTCTGATGGTACTGAGTATAATAGTTTAGGACAAGAAGTACCTAGTACTACTGAATATGATGACTGTGAAGTAGAGGTAGTACTACCATACCTTGATGGCGGTAAGCCGGCTCATATGAAGACATTGAATGGTATTGATATGACCTGCGAGGGGTATTGGCAGGTCTATATCGGCATGGATCCATTGGCTACGTCGGCCCGCGACTTGATTGCCACGGTCAATCAGCCGACATTTAGCCTGGGACGTATTATGGCAGCCGGGCAAGGTACGCACGTAGGCGTACGCCTGGTTAATAATACTTCAGGCTACGCAAGATTGGCTAACCTTATAGCTCATTTTGATCTAAATGAAGCCGACTAGTCTTTACCCTGAAGGCGTACAGCACGTAGTGCATAAGATGAGGGCAAAGGATAGGGAGGAAATATTTGCTACTCAATGGTCTGACGATCCTTGGGCATTTGGTAATGCCGTACTTAGAACCGGAGACTTTGGGTATGTACTTCACGCAGACGATGGCGAGCCGGTTGTATGTGGTGGTGCTGTTCCGTTATGGAATGGTGTATGGTCTGTATGGATGTTTGCTACTGATCGGTTTGACGAAATATCTCTATCTACACATCGGTTTGCAAAACGAGTATTCTTTCCAGGCTTAAAGTACGCAGGCTATCACCGGCTAGAATGTCGAAGCCTTGCAACGCACTACAAAGCACATGAATGGTTGGAAGCGCTTGGTGCCTACAAGGAGTCGGAAGTAGATAATTACGGAAAGAACGGAGAAGACTTTGTTCTGTATTGCTGGACAAAACCAATAACAAACACACAATCCAATTAGACATGTGTTATGGTAACTCAAATCAACAAAGTACGCCCGGCTCGGTTCAAAACTTTGCTAATAACAGCAATTACCAGGGTCAGTATGTTGGCGTACCTAAAACAGTAGTACCAGCACATGATTTAATGATGCAATTAGATCCAGATAAATTTAGCATTAAAAACGATAATTTTAACAAAATGAATTATCAAAACAAAAACAATCCATCAGTATTATTTGGAGGATCTTCGCCGACTAATGGGTCTGCGAAGATGATTAAATAATGTGTTTCGGTGGAGGCGGTGGAGATGGCGGTGCTGCTCAAGCCCGCGCTGATGAAGAAGCACGTCAGGCCAGAATTAAACAAGGCGTTTCAAATGTAGATAAAACATTTAGCAAGTTTGATGATAATTACTATAATCAACGCGGATTAGCATATCAAAACTATGCAAACCCGCAGTTAGAAAATCAGTACAAGCAAATGAGTAACAATCTTGCTTTCTCATTGGCACGTAGCGGAAATACAAATTCCAGCGAGCAAGCTCGTCAATCTGGTATTCTTCAGGCTGATAATGCTTTTGGTCGTCAGCAAATTGCTGATCAATCTATTGCTGAACAGCAAAAGGCTCGTCAACTTGTTGAAGAAAATCGCAATAGCCTTATCAATCAATTACAAGCAACAAGCAATCCATCGCTTGCAGCAGCCGGTTCAGAACGTCAAGCAGCAGCTCTTGCTATGCAACCAGCATTTTCTCCTATTGGTAATTTATTTAACAATACAACTGCCGTATTAGGCAATGCTTACCAAGCCGGTGCTTATTCAAATGGCCCTGGCGTTAATCCTTATAAACAATACTTTGGATTTGGTGGCCCAAATACAAGTGGTAATAAAGTAATTTCATAATATGTGCTATCCTGTAACAGCATCAATAGTAGCAACAGTAGCCGGATCAGCAGCTCAAGCAGCTGGTCAAGCTAGGTCGCGTCGTGCAATGGAAGGCGCGCAACAAGCTGAGCTTACGCGTCAAAAAGCATTTCAAGGTCAATCTGATGCAGCTTTCTCTGAAAGTCTTTCACATGCTGATCCTCAAGCCCAAGAAGGTGCTAAAGCAAAAGCCGAAGGCGAGCGTAACGCAGCATACGAAAAAGCAAATGCACAAGCTCGCGCGCCATTAGAAGCAACAGGTAAAAACTTAGCAGGTAATGAAAGTGCTAATCGAGTTTTAAATACAGAGTCTGCTGCACGTACAGCTCAAGCCCAGGGATATGCCGGTCAGCAAGGTGCAGCTAAAGCAGCCTTACGCGGATTTAACGATAATCAATTAGGCAATGCGTTATACAATGCTCGCCAAATGCAGAATCAAGGAACGATTGGTAATTTTATGCAAGGATCTGCTGCGGTACTTCCTTATGAAGTTAGTGCAGCATCGCACAAAGGTGATTCACTTAAAAGCATTGGAGATTTATTATCAGCAGCCGGTGCGATTGGTGGCATAGGTGCTGGCGCTGGTTGGTGGGGCGGTGCAGATGCAGCAGCTGGTGCTGGTGCATTAGGTTCTGCTGGATCTGAAGCTTCAAATTTAGCAATGGGTCTTGGTACTAATACGGATCTTGCATTAGGTCGTTCTGCACTAGGTTCTGGTTTAAGTAGCGAATATGCTAATATGTTTAACTTTACACCTAACAGCTCTTTCTTCCCGGTAGGATCTGTTACATCACAAATACCATTAAATAGCCTAGCAAGCTATGGTAAATATGCACCAGGTTTAATTCAATAATATGCCTAAATCTTCTTTTGGAACAAACGTATACGGCCCTGATACTTCATTTATTGAAGGCATTGGGAATATTGCGTCTATGTTTGATCCTAAAGCTCAGGCAGCAGCAGCTTTACAAAAAGCTCATCAAGATTACTACAGCAATCAAGGAAGGCTTGCAGCAGCTCAGGCTACTGGTGCTGAAGATCAAAATAGTGCTTTGTCAGAAAATGCTTTAGCAGCAGCAGGATATACACCTATGCAAATTGCTGCTATTCGTGCTACTCGTACTAAAAGCGTGGCTGATGTATTTAAGGGAGTTAATCTCAATACCGGCGCTACTATACTTCAAGATCCTAATGGTGATAAACGCGTTGCAATGACATTGCTCGGTCAAGGTGCTGCTGCCTCTAATCCTAATTTTTCATTTACTCCAGAAGAAGCAGATGCTGTTACATTGCGTAATGCTTTTGCTAAACCAATAAATGTTGGAACAAATCAAGATGTTGTAAAACTTAATACTGATGGTAGCTCTGATACATTGTATCAAGGTAGCAGAATATTAAACGCAGGACAGACAGCATATGATACAACTTCAACAGGACTAGTACCATTAGTTACTGCACCAACACCACCTAATACACGCGGTACAGATAATACTCGTCATGCTCTTGCAGTTACAGCATTACAAAATAGATATAGAGGTAATTTATTATCATCTGTATCCCCATTAGATGCTACAGGCATGAATTATGCGTTACTACCTGATCCTGCTCAGGCAAATAGTATTACTTCATATGCGATTGGATTGGTTCAAGATGGCAAAGTATCTCCAGAATTAGCTTTAGCTGAGTCTGCTAAGGCACATGGAATTACATTAGGTCTTGATGCTATAGATCCTAGTACAAAGAAATTTAAAGGCTTCCATTTACCTGTTGCACCTGCCCCTGTAGTAGCACCTGCAGCACCTGTTACATCTAACCTATCCAATACCATTGTAGGCGGTACTAATGCCAATGCCAATGCTAATGCCAATGCTAATGCCGGTGATGCAACTGATGGTGCTGTCTATGAGGGAGGCGATGATGGAAGCGACAATACAGATACTACAGCTACGCCAGCACCTGAATCTCCTACAGGTATGATCCGCATTACTAACGACGCAGCTGGTAAGGCTACTTGGGAAAGTCTTGCACCTGGAACTAAATATATTGCACCTGATGGTAAAGTACTTACAAAGAGATAATGAGCGAAAATTTCTGGGAAAAGGATATTGTCTCAAACGAAGCAAAGCCTGAACCGCAAAATTTCTGGGAGAAAGACATTGTAGATACTCAGCCGGCTAAGCCTGTTGTTCAAGCGCCGGTTGTACCGCAGATTGTACCACCATCTACGCCTGTTGCACCGGTAGTCGCGCGTAAGCCAGATAATCTTAAAAACTCTTTTGGTGATTATGCACTATCTGCTGGAAAAGCATATGCAGATCCTATTGCCTTAGGACATTGGCAAAATCAATTTAACTCATCTATAAATCAACTTGCTGACCTTGTTGAAGAACAAAACAAAGATGATCAAGGGTTGATTAGTGATACAATGGATTCAGGAATTAAATGGGATAAACAAGCTAGATTAGCTTTTAGAAAAAGCCGTTTAATTCAGATACAACAAGACATTAAAGAAGCTCAGGCCGGGGCTGCTCGTAATAGAATTGATAATCCAAATGCAGCTCAACAATTTTTAATTGGTAGCGAAAATCTTGCAAAGATTGTAATTCCTTCTGCTTTAGCTGCAGTTGCTACAGCCGGTGCAAGCGTACCGGTTCAAATGGCAGTAGCTGCTGGTGTAGGTGGTTTAACTTTTGGTGCAACTGGATATGGACAATCACTTACTGATGATTTAATAAGACGTGCTGAGCAAATGGGACAAGCTAGTGCTGCATATCAAGCACCAATAGGTACGACAAGGGACTATACCGGTATGACTCAGGATAATATGGATGTTATTGATCCTGCACGTATGCAACAAATAATGGCAGATAAAGAATTTGGAAGTGCTAGTGAATTATTTAAACAACCAGGTTATACAAATAGTACAGGTAATGCTTTTGATTATTCAGCCGGCAAAGAATTAAATGTTTCAAAGATAGAAGATATGCAAAAAATCATGGCAAACAAAGGGTTTGTTGATGATAGAGGGCTTAATGCTATTAAGGTAGGTGCAGTAGATGCTGGAATTGGGGCTGCATTTAGCGTACTTCCTGGGTTGGCTGGTAATGCCGTTGGTAAAAAAATATTATCTCAAGGTGCAGCAGTTAAACCATTTAGTAATTTAGGTACTGCTATTATTGGTAAACATTTAGCAGAAACTCAAACATTGGCTGGTTTGGGTTTAGCTCAAACAGTAGCAAATAATTACATAAAAGATAGGCCATTAACAGAGGGTGCAGCTCAAAATGTTGGTAGTTTAATGGCTTATCATTATGTACCAAAAATTATTAAAGGGGCTGCTTTTGGATCACAATATCTTGGAAGAAGTAGACCATTAACATCTGAAGAATTGAATCCTGGTGGAGTCAACGTAGAAAGAACCACGGAAAAACCATTTGATCCTAAAACTGCCCTACCAGGTGCAGAGCCACCAGCACCTGTAGTAGAACCAACCCCTGTAGCGCCTGAAGGCCCTATTGTAACGCCTCAGGCTACACCAGCCGTAGAGCCGGCACAGCCATCACCTAGCTCGGTATTTACTCCACCAGCACCTACTACTCCGGTACAACCTGCACCTGTAATACCAGAGGGACATGTACCACCAAGACCTAAAACAACAGATTATACTAATAATAATAGCGACATTGGAGATGCAGTTATAAATTGGAATAAAGACGTAAAAGAATGGGATGCTAATTACGGAATGACCCACAGGGCAGACGGAAGTCCATTGAGCCAGGGCAGTACCGCAATACCAGGATCAGATGCACCATCAGCACCGGGGCAGCCAGCTACTCCAACCAAGCCTAAGTTTAACGTAGAAAGTACTAGAACAAATGGACTTATATCTGTAACTAGAATTGGCGAGCAAAGCGAAGGCGGTAATTACTACGGAATTCAAGGTCAAACTCAGTACGAAGGTGGAGATGAATATCGAATTAAACAAGGATCTAAAGTAGCAGATTTATCAAAACCAGATCATGCAGATGCTGTTATTGATGAAACATTAAAAGATCCTAATTTAACACCAGAGGAAAGAACTAGACTAGAAGAAGCTAGAGGGCAGGGCGATATTGATTATACCTTATTTGACGAAACGCCTATGGCCGACGCAGCTCGTCGCTTAGGTCTTGATGCTGTTAAGGTCATTGAAAATCAAGATATGCCTAGATCGCCATCTAGCGTATTTGTATTAAACAACGACGCGGTAGAGCCGATTAGAACTAATTTCCCTGGTCGGGCCGAAATGATTGACCGGTCAGTACATAATGCTCGTTGGGCAGATCCAGCTAATGATTACAAAGTTGTGCCTTCCATTAAAGTAAAAGGTACTGATGGTAAATTCTATAATCCATTGGGCTTTCCAAATGGCGTAGCATCTACCGGTGAAACTATGATTGCTGGTTATGTATATGAATCACCAGACGGCAGAACGTTTGGTAAGCTATACCCTACAGAAGCTGAAGCTAAAACTGCATTAGAAAATACATTAAATGAAAAAGAAGCAAAATTTAGAAGTATAGCAGAAAGGCAGAATGATAAGGATATTCGATCTAACGATGAAGGCTGGCAGAAAGAATTTGAAAAGAAACAGCGTTTGTCCGGCAAGCCATTGCCCGCATTTGTACCTAAGCCTGTAGTAGCAAAGCCAAAGCCAGCACCGGTAGAAGCACCTAAGCCAGCATCTGTTGAACAAACTACAACTGATGTAACAAAGAATGAAGACTACAGAAAAATATATTTTGAAATAAAAGATGCAACAAGGGTTGAGTCACGTCCTGATGATCCTGTAGAAGCTAAAAAATGGGATGCTAAATATGGTAAAACGCATAATGAATATGGTGAATTATTAAATGGAATACTTCATAAAGAAACTTTAGCAAAGTATGAAAGACAGCAAAACAATCCAGCACCTACATCGGAAGATAGTCCTGGTGTTTTATACCCTCAAAAACTAGAACCTAAATCAGAAGATAGTCCAGATGTTGTAGCAGCCAAGTATCCTAATCCTAATGTTAATTTGGATAAGCCATTGCCAATGTCTTGGCTTGAAAATCATTACAGAGAAAGAGCTGCAGAGGAAGAAGGTTATGCACAACAAGCTATTGCAGATGGAGATCCAGTTTTTTTAGGAAAACAAGCATCTGATTTTCATAAACTACGTGCTGCTGATTTCAAAGCAAGAGCTGATGCAATTAGGGCTGCTGATAATGCACAGGCAGTCAGAGATAGCCAAGGCATTGCTAGAAATATTGATAGAGATGAAAATGGTAATCCTGTATCATATAACCCAGAGTATGATGAGGAAGATATGCCAGACGAAACTCCAGCACCGGCAGAAACTACTGCTGTTTCACCGGTCGAGACGGCAAAGCCAGCTGTTGAAGAACCACAAGGCGTTAAGGATGCTAGAAGTCAATTAGCCAAGCTTGAGGCATCTGGTGCTGGTGAAAGCAATCAAGCAGCCGCGCGTCGTAAGTACATTGCTAAATGGGAAAGTGAAAATGGCGTAAGCACAGCAGACCAGAAAGCCAAAGCTGAAGTAGCACCAGAAGTAGCACCAGAGCCAGCACCGGTAGAAACTAAGCCCAAGAGAAAGCGTATGCCTAAACCAGCACCTGTAGCCGGCGAGCCACCTGAAGTAACGGCAGCAAAAGCAAGACAAGAAGCAAACAAATTAAGAGCCGTTGATAGTAGATTGCTAGACCAATATGAAAATGACCAAAGATTACTTAATGACCAATTTGATGATCCTCAATTTGATATAACAAAAGTATCCGATGAAGCTAGAGATGAGTTTTTAGCAAAGTTTGATAAATTGTGGGGCGACAATATGCAAACTGATACACAAGAAAAGATAGCTGCATATTTTGGTAAGATGGAAGAAATGAAAGCTCATGAAACAGCAAGTCACGGAAATATTATAAAAGATATAAGATCTTCAATTAGCGATAATAAGATAGCATTACCAACATTACCAGCTGTTTATAATGCAAAAGGTCTAGAATCATTAGCTCAATTCAAAAATCTATTCCCATTAGGAACATTTAGAAATCCACCTGGTATTGATGTAAAAAGAGCAAAACGTAGAGATTTTGATCATATTAGAGATATGAAAAGCAGAGCTGATGATATGATTTCAGAACTTGCTCAATCACTAGCTGGTAAAGGTTGGACGCAATTAGATCCAACAAATGTATCAAATCCAATGGATGTTTTAATTGGATTATTAAACGACGCGTCTCTTGGTAATCCTACAATACCTGAAATACCAGGGTTAGGATCAGAAGTAGATACATCCAATCCGCGTCTCTATACACCGGTAGAACCAGCTCAGGGTGATAATCCGTTTAGTATAGGAGAAGGTGAATCTAATGAAAAATCTCCTGTTATTAGAATTGCAGAACAAGCAATGATGGATGTTGAAGGAAAGCCATTGCCAACAAGGGATGCTGTTAATCTTATTGTATCAGCAGTTGGAAGCTCAGAAAATGAACGCGTAAAACAATCTGTTCAATTATTAAAAGAAATAGCAAAAAGTAAGATTGGTGGAGTAGAAGTTAAGTTTGTTGATTTATTGGTAGGTTCATCTCAAGGCATTACAGGTGGTGTATATAATAAAGATGCTAAGGTAATTGAAATATCTATTCCTGGTGCGATTGCACAAACTACATCTGGTGCAAAAATTCCAGAAATTTTAGCACATGAATTAGTCCATTACCATACACTTGATGCAATACGTTATGATACAGATTATAAAAATGAAGTTACAAATTTACTTTCTTATACAAAACAATGGATGGAAAATAATGGAATAAAAGTAACTGATTATGGAATGACAAATGAAAGAGAGTTTTTAGCAGAAGGTATGACTAATCCTCAATTCAGAAAATTATTAAAAGGAATACCTGCATTAAAAGGTGCAAATAGTACTTTAATACCATTAACCCAAACTAAATTAAGTGTTTATAATAAACTAGTTAAATCTATTAAAGATATGTTCCTAAGAAATGGTGTAAATGTTGATGGAACAGTACTAGAAGATGTCATAAATTCATATGCTTATGCAAAAGCAAATATGGATGAAAATCATATATCTAATTTGACCAGTACTTCAGAGGGCAGAGATGCTATAGATTGGAAAAATCCAAAAGGGAATACTATGCTTAAAAGAATATGGGCTAAAAATAATGGATATTCATTGCCCGGAGAAAATACTTTAGAAGGAAATATACCTCAAATTGGCAATGAACAACCGGCGCCTAAAAATAAATTAACTACACCTAATGGTGAAGTTGCTAATCATAAAGATGCTGACCTTGCATCAAGGGGATTCATATCAAAATATGCAAATAAAAATCTTACACCAGAATTAAGAAGTAAAATAAGGCTTGAAGTATGGGGCAATCCAGATCCAGAAGGAGATACACAAGGCTCATTTGAATTAAAATTTACAATCGATGGTGAAAAATTTAATAAAAATGAAGATGATAATTATGTTTCAAAGTTAGAAATAGAATATGATGAAGAAGAATCATCTATGAATATAGATTGGATTGAAGTTGATAATACTTATAGGGGTAATAAATTATCATCAATAATATTGGCTGAAGCATTAGAAAGAGCTAGAAGGGCTGGAATAGAAAATTTCCACGCAGAAGTTATAGATCCAAAAGAAAGACCAGTAAGATCATTAGAAGGAATTGTTGGTAAAAATAATATACAAGTTAGTACTGAATTCAGTCCAGCAGGTGTTATGGATGATTTTGGTTTTATAGATCCAGAAACAGGTGATGCTGTTAGAAAAAGCAACTTTGTTTCAGGTGAAATAAAACAAAATAAATTACTTGGTGCTGCCGGTCTTTCAGCTGCCAGTCTACAAGTTGCGTCTAGCCTTAGCACAATGGATATGATTGGTATAGCTTCGGCAGTAGTAGGATCTAGCGATAGAGTATTACCAGGTCTAAATCCAATAGTAGCCAATATGCACCTTATTGCAGAAGATACAGGATCTAGTACTGCATTGGCTGTGGCTAATATGTTTGGTCAGCGTGATGGCAATACACCGGCTGGTGCTACAGAAACTTATGACTCTGAGGTTAAAGCCAATAGCCGTATATTCAAAGGTGATTTAGCCAAAGCGTTTGAACCTTTAGCAAAACTTAGTGAAGAACAAATCCAGGCTAAGAATGAAACTTTAGCAGCAGCTATGTCTGGCGAGATTACCTTAACAGGCCCTGATGCTGAAGTTGTAAAACGCATGAAGGCTTTGGCTGATGAGATACGCGCGTATGGCAGAGAAGCTGGTGTTGAAATTGGATATGCTGAAGACTATGGTATGCCTCACTCTATTGATGTAGCAAAAGTTATGGGTGATGAAGAAGGATTTTTAGCAGATGCCGAAGCAGCTTATAGAGAAAATAACCCACTCCGGATTAAGAAATTAACGGATCAGATGGCTAAGATAAATGATAAATGGAACGCCACCGGTAAAATAACGGCTGAGCAAATGAAAGTGTATGAGCAGTTAAAAACTGAACGTGATGAACTTGCTACTGCTAATCCAGAAATTCAGGCAGAAGAATACTTAAATGGTATTTCATTTGGAAGTGAAGGCGGTGATATGACACTTGGACTAATTCTTAAAGGCGAAGCAACTAACACAAATAATGCTAACTTCTTAAAGGGAAGAATATTTGAACCTTCTGCTAGAAAGATTTTAAGAAGTTATTTCAATAATGATCCGCGTCATGCCTGGAATGGATACATTAACCGCATGACTAAGATTGCAGAATTTTCACGCAGGTTTGGTCATGACGGATCTAAATGGGCTGTAATGGTTAAGCAAATGCGTAAGGAAGGTATGACAAACAGACAAATTACCGATGTAAGAAATATGGTACTAGATTCACTTGGTGCATTAAACCCACGTCCAACAGCTGCACATGCTTTGGCTAATTCATTATTAGGTCTTAGCAATATGTCTAAGCTCAAAACAACAGCCGGTACAATCTTCCTGGAGTCTCAATCAAATGCCTTAGCTGGTAATATCACAGATTCAGTAGTAGCCCCGGTCGTAATGTTACATAACTTTATGGCTCATGTAGGTGAATTAACACCATCGCAAAGAGCTACATTTAAGAAGTACTTAGGTTTTGAATTAAATACTGAAACAGGATCTATGGAGTTAGCCCGCATATGCGGTATGATTGATGCTGTAGGCGTACATGACATATTGGAAAATTCAGCTCATAACATTGAAAATGCGAGCGACATTAGGGGTGATACTAAAATGGAAAAAGCAGCCAGAGGTATATCAGGTGCAACGGCTAGACTTGCTAGATCATTTGGACTTGAAGCTGCTGAAAATTCTAAACGTGTAACTGCAACCAGAATGGCAGTTAATCGTTTAAGTCAGCACGTAAATGAATTACTAAATGACAATATGCTGGCTCGCGCTTACGAAAAA